AAGGCACACGTAGAGGCGTTGCTGGGCTGCACGATTGAGGACTTTACGGTAGTGGACGACAGCGTATCGATGCTTCCAGTATCTGAACTTGGGAATTTCTTTGCGCAATTGGAAACCGTAGAGGACTGGATTAATGCTGTCCGTACCCGCGTGGAAGCAGAAATGCTTGCCGGTACGAAAATCCCAGGTCTTAAGCTGGTAGCAGGGAAGCGCGGCAACAGGCAATGGATCTCTGACGCGGAAGCGGAAGTCATGCTGAAGAAATTCCGAATCAAGTCCGATGAGATGTACTCGAAAAAGTTGCTCGGACCCAAGCCGATTCTCGAATTGCTAAAGGATAAACCGCGCCAGTACAAACAGATTGAAGCGTTGGTTACGCAGGCGGAAGGCAAACCACACGTGGCGCTCGATACCGATAAGCGCCCTGCTTTGGAAATTAAACCCGTTGATGACGGTTTCGAACTTTGTTAAGGAGAAGTAAATGGGTACTCAAGTTTTGCTGAAAAATGTTCGCATCGCATTTATCGACGAACTGTTCACGCCGGGCCAGTACGAGGGGAAGGGGGATTTTCGCCACACATGCACACTTATCGTGGAACCGGATAGCGAAAACCATAAGTTGATCGAAGCAGCAATTGCCAAGGAAGCCGCCGCGCTTTGGGGCAAGAAAGCCGATAGCATGATGGCCGATATTCGGCCGGATAAGAAAGCGTGCTCGTATATCAAAAACAAAAAGGACCGTTCCGGGGACGTATACGAGGGCTTCGAAGATCGGTATGCGCTTGCCGCGGTTCGTAAGGCCAAGGATGGCGCTCCGCTGTTTCTGGACAACGTGACGGATTCCGCCACGGGTAAAGCGAAACGCTTGGATGGCTCAGAAGGGCGTATCTACGCCGGCTGCTACGTGAACGCAAAGGTAGAGATGTGGGCGCAAGGCGGTAAGTACAACGGCATGCGATGCGGATTGCTGGGTGTGCAGTACCACGCGCCCGGAGATTCTTTCGGCGGCGCTTCGCGGCTATCGGATGACGGGTTCGATAGCGTCGATGCAGAGGATGACCTTGCTTGAGTGAACAACGGCCCGCAAGGGCCGTTTTTAACAAAGGAGAACGTCGTGTACGAAACTTATACCGATGAAGAATTGAGGCGCGTCCTCGCCGCCAGTGAGTTCGATAGTGAAGCGATTGTCGAAGCCGCGAATCGTTTCGTTAAAAACGAAGTATCGAACGAGGAAATAGAAGACGCGCGAAAAGCAGGGTATGACAAGGGGTATGACAAGGGGTATGACAAGGGGTATGACAAGGGGTATGACAAGGGGTATGACGAGGGGTATGACAAGGGGTACGCGGAAGGAGAACGTGAGGACGATTCGCGATGAAACTCTGGTGGGATCTTGAGACGTACAGTGAAACTCGAATCAAGGATGGTACGCACCGGTACGCGGAGAAGGCAGAGATTTTGCTATTCTCGTGGGCCATTGACGATGGCCCTGTGTACGTATGGGACGTTACGGAAACCAGCGAGATACCGCTTGAACTGGGTAACGCGCTGATCTGCCAAGCCGAGTATTGGGGCCACAATTCCGGTAATTTCGATTCCACAATTATTAAATGGAACCCGTACCTTCGGGCTTATTTCCGCCCCGAACGCCACAGAGACACGCTCGTCCAAGCACTTTGCCACGGGCTGCCAGGGTCTCTTGGCGCTCTGTGCGAAATCTTTCGTCTCGGAACCAACGTGGCCAAGGATAAGCGCGGCAAGAAGTTGATCCAGATGTTCTGCCAACCACGCCCCGCTAATAGTAAGATTCGGCGCTTCACGCGCGAGACACATCCGCAAGAATGGGAAGAGTTCAAGGAGTACGCCAAGAGCGACATTCGTGCTATGCGTGAGCTCCACAAGAAGATGCCGAAATGGAATTATCCGAACAATCCGCAAGAACTGGCGCTCTGGCAGCTTGACCAGAAAATCAATCAGGAGGGTATCTATGTCGATCTCGATCTCGCAGAGAAGGCAATCAGAGCGGTGGATGCGGAGCAAGCTCGTCTCGCTGGACGAACTCACGAAGCTACCGACGGAGTGGTATCGTCGGCCACCCAGAGAGACGCCCTTTTGGGTTACATCCTTGCAGAACATGGCGTTTCGCTGCCCGACATGCGGTCAGACACACTGGAACGGCGCCTTGCAGACGAGTCACTACCCGAATCTGTTCGGGAGATTATCGCCATACGGCTTGCAGCAAGCACAAGCAGCGTTTCAAAGTACAAACGCGTACTACGATCTACGAGTTCAGATGGGTATCTTCGGGGGGTCATACAGTTCTCTGGCGCAGGACGTACTGGGCGCGACGCAGGGCGGCTTTTCCAACCTCAAAATCTTCTAAGACCGACTCTCAAGCAGGAAGACATAGATTTCGGCATCGAAGCCATCAAGGCAGGGTGCGCGGACCTGATCACGAGCAACATGATGGAGTTGTGCGCAAACACCATGCGCGGAGTCATCATCGCGCCGCCCAAGCATAAGATCGTGGTGGCGGATCTTTCTAACATCGAAGGACGGGTATTGGCATGGCTATTTCAAGAACAGTGGAAACTGGACGCGTTCGACGCTTACGACCGCGGAGAGGGCCCGGACCTATATCTAGCATCTTATGCCCGCGCGTTTGGAGTCCCGATCGAGACCGCGAAACGTCAAGTTGGCAAAGTGCTGGAATTGGCTATGGGGTTTGGGGGCGGAGTTGGATCGTTCATAACGTTCGCTGCCGTCTATCGGCTGGATCTTGAAGAGATGACCGCTGGCCTGTCGCTGCCCACCCACGTGGTCAGGGAAGCGGAGAACTTCTGGGAATGGTCGAAGGATACGAAGCGCAGCACGTACGGCCTGCCACGCGAAGTGTTCGTGGCTTGCGACTCCCTGAAGCGCCTGTGGCGCGCAGCACATCCGAAGATCAGTGCCGGGTGGAAAGAGACGGAAGAAGCCGTCAGGAGCGCGCTGTACGGCGATGGTGAGTCGTTCACCGCTGGCCGCGTACGGTGGTTCAAACAGGGTAACTGGATTCGCGGTGAACTGCCTTCCACGCGTTGTTTGTCTTACGTGAACGTACGCGATGAAGATGGTTTGTCTTACATGGGTATCAATCAGTATTCGCGGAAGTGGTCACGCCTGCGCACGTACGGCGGGAAGCTGGTCGAAAACATGACGCAAGCCGTGGCGCGAGACGTGTTCAAGAATTGCTATCCGGCGGCGATAGAGGCGGGCTACTCGATCAGGCTCCCGGTGCACGACGAGCTTGTCACGTACGCGCCGGATCAAGACCATTACAACGAGAATGAGTTGGCGCGGATCATGTCGATTGCCCCACGGTGGGCAAAAGGCATCCCCCTGGCGGCGGCTGGGTATCAGGGCTATCGCTACCGAAAAGACTGATTGACTTGTCGTGCAGCATTTGCTATAGTTGTTTCTGAAGGCAAACACTGTTTAACACCGCCCTGAATGGGGCTTCATCCAAGGAGAGAAGCATGTCGAGCATTGCAAAAGAACTGACTAGTCAATACGTCATCGCCCGCTGCTATTCGGCTGGCGTACACGCAGGCGAGGTTGTGGCAGTCGATGGCGAAAACGTCGTGCTCAAGGACTCTCGGCGGCTCTGGCGCTGGAATGCGAAAGACGGCATTGCGCTTTCCGGCGTCGCGCAGCACGGCCTGAAGAAGACCGATACGATGCTGGACGTGGTGAATCCACTGATTTACCTCACGGGCGTTTGCGAATTGATTCCGACCACTGCGGTTGCGCGCGAATCCATTCATGGCTTCTAAGCACATATTCCGCGACGGCTACGGCTAACGAAAGGAGGAAGCGAATGGCTTCTAAGCACATATTCCGCGACGGCGACGGCGACGGCGACGGCGACGGCTACGGCTCCGGCGACGGCTCCGGCTCCGGCGACGGCTACGGCTCCGGCTCCGGCTCCGGCTCCGGCGACGGCGACGGCGACGGCTACGGCTAATCTAAAAGGAGGAATAAATGTTCAGCAAAGATGGAAAGTACTATCGAGCGGTCCCTCGCACTATGAATGAAGCCTTCGGACCGTATTCAAAACTTAACGATGTCGAGTACTACAAAGTCCGAGGACGTGCTATAGCAGCTGCCCTAGGGGTTATCGCTTTAGGGATTTTCTACGGTTGGATGATGACGCACTGACATGGACTACTTAATCGTATTTTTCGCCTCGGCGGTCGGTTCCTTCATCGTGACTCTGGCGGTGAGTTTGATTTGCATCAAGGCAGGTGAAAGAAGTGCGAGAAAGAGAGATTGAACGGTATTTCTTACAACGCGTTAAAGATGCCGGCGGGATTCAACGCAAGTTCGTGAGCCCGGGCCATAGGGGCGTGCCTGATAGGATATGCGGTTTCCCTGGGCCGAGATTTGCGTTCGTTGAACTCAAAGCCACCGGTGGGAAACCGCGTCCCGAGCAGACGCGAGAGCACAACCGGTGGCGCGATATGGGCTTTGACATATTCGTTATTTGCTCAAAACCGGCAGTCGATTTCTTCATCGGATATATGACGGGGTGATTACGTGGCTGTTTGGACAATAGGGCTTTTGGTTTGGGGC